GAGATTAGCTGCAGTCTCGTGGGCTCGGAGATGTGTATAAGAGACAGCCTTTGATTGTGTCACTGATAAATTCGATATCAGGTAAGGTTACATCGGCGTAACCATATAATTCTCTGCCAGAGCTAAAAATGGCAAAGTCAATCAACTTATCTCTATGTTTAGCCATGAGTTACCTCCCTTTTAATTAAATAACGTGCTCATGTAAGATGGATCGTATTCTTGGATGAAGTCGATTTCACGAGCTGGTGTCGGAACACCTAAATACACGTGGAATCGGATAATACCGTTCAACAAATCAGTTGTAGGGTTTTCGGACTCCAAGAATTCAACGCGTGCACCGAGAAGTGCACCAGATGCTACGTGTCCATTTAACCAGGCATTGGCACTATTAACGATATTATTAATCAAACGTTTATTTGTTGGGTCGTCAATTTTAGACCAGAAAGAAGTGATCAACGTGTTAGATACCCAGTTGAACATACGACGTACAGGGATAAAGGAATCCTTAACATCTGTATTAGACGGATACGCAGTCGTACGATTGCCCCAAGCTCTCCAGCCACCAATGAAATTAAGCGCAGTAACGACGCCTTGGCCATTCAAGTAAGCTGCTTCATCCGGGCCTAAGTAGATTTCAGTACCATCTTTCAATACGGCACTATCTGCTTGCAAAGACTCGTTGGATGGAGACTTATAAGGGATGTCATCGTACTTAGCATCTGTCTTAGCCATAAGACCTGCGAGTTGTGTGGATAAATGGAATTGGCGATTAGCTAACGCTACTTTTGGCCAACATAAGATTTGACGTTCATCGACGTAGTTCTTTTTATTTTTCCACTCACTAACTGCAGTTGCTTTTTTTATTTCATCTGTAGGTGCATCACATAACGACATAGCTTGGAACATGCCATTAATAGTAGTTTCTTTTGCTTTCATAACTGCTGCTACAAGCGTGTTATGAGACCAGCCCGGCGCCAATAAGTTACCAGGGATTAAGCCAAAACGAGGGAATACTTCATTGATAAGTTCCAAACCTTTACGTTTACCTTCTGTATCCACGCCACCTACGATATCATCTGCAGTTACCATAGATGGGTCTACATAATCGTAAGTCACCCAAACAGATGTTGCACTATTAAGCGCCCCAGTAGATACAATACCAATAAGCAATTTGCCTTCATCGTTAAATACTGCTGTGTAATCAACGTTGATAGTTAAGGCACTACCACCATTTGTAGCAGATACCTTTAACGTGTTGAGTAACACAGGGTCTTCAATTGTTACGACTTTATCTTGGATTTGTTTTTGTGTAGACGCTAAAGTCTTTTTGTGTTTCTTCGGATCAAGAACATTAATAAAAACTACCGGCGCCATTCCGAATAAAGAGAATTGAGAGTACATTGCTTCACACAATGTGTACTTATCCCATTCTTTGGAGTACCCAAATTGAGACGTTGCGGATGCGTAATCATAACACAATACGGCTTTATTAGCTTCCGCTGGGTCTGTGGCTAAATGTACAGGAGCAGTACCAATATACACCGGTAAGGCTGCCGTAGCTTCTGTCATAGAAATAAGAGAAGTAGGGACCTCTCTTGTATAAATTCCGTGTCTATAGTTTCCCACTATCTACGACCTCCTTTTTTAAATTCAAGGTAAGCTGCATTCATTGCAGTACCTTCTGTTGCTAATTCTTGTTGTGCTTCTGCAATCTTATTAATAGGCACAAACAATAAACGTAGCATCGCTTTATCTTCACCTACTACAGCTGGAATACCGTCAATATAAACGGTGCCAGTTGTAAAACCTAACTCAGCACTATTAGGGCCTAAATAGATTACTTGTTTAGCATCCTTAGTTTTAACTGTTTTTTCCACAATTTCTGTTGTTTCATTTACAACTTCAACTGGTGCATCAGCTTTTGCCATTAAATAATCATCTCCTCTCGTATTTGTTCGATATCATATTTAACTGTCATAAATCCCTCCCAATACGGATAGGCTTGATCCGGAGGGATGTCGGTATCAATCCCGTGTTTATCATCCAATACTAAGCGATATCGCTTGGCAATAACCGGGTGGGCCAGTAATGCTTGTCTTGTCGCTTCCAAAAAGTTTGTAATCTCCATCCAACCTTTTTCCACATCCTCAGAGTACACTCCATGAATTAGAAATAATTGGACGGTTGACCCCTGCAAGGTATCCTCAATCTTATTAATGCGAATAACAAGATGCGGATATTGGTCCTCCTTGGATGATTCTTTCATTTTTAAAAATCCAGGTACAACTAACAGAGGATTTCCCTTTACCTGTGCATCATCACTAAAATAGTTTGCATGCACCTGTTTTAGAAACGTACCTAAATCTGTTGCTAATTGCGTAGGTGTCATTTATTACTTCCTTACTAACTCTTCGAATGAGGTTCCGATTTGTCGTAACAGCTCCTCTTGCGCTACATTACCGACAAAAGCCGATACCTCAGCATTCTTTAACATACTTGGGACTGCAGGCCCGTGAAATTGTCCTATTGGATATCTATCAGCACCTTTACGATACATCGCCCCAATATGACCACTTCCCATGCGAGCAATAAAAGCATTAGGGATTGTTCCCCCTCCGCCATTGCGCATTACCTGAGCTTTGACTGTCCGACCTTTCCGCTTAGGTGGGCGTTTTGGTGTAACTCTAAACTTAGTAAGTGCAATAGGTCCGCCCTTAGATCTAATAAATGCTGATAGCCCAGAGGGGTTTGCTCGCTTCACGTCAATCGTTTTCTTAACGTTAGCTTTACTTATAAAGTAATCCTGCGTAGTTTTATCAACGATTGTGTTTCGTATTTTAGGGATTGCGGTATTGATGGCTTTTGATGTAGCCCTTTTCGTTTCACCGGAAAGAGCGTCTATCTTAACTAGGCCCTCACGTAGTCCTTTTACGTCAATAGTTACGCTCATGAATTATTCCCCCTAAGGACAATATTCAGCATGCCCATATCTTCTTCGCATGATTGAACCAACATAAGTCGACCATTGAAACGGAAGATTTGATTGTACTCCGGTACTTCAGGTAAATCCTGCTTAGCCACGTGTACAACTATCGTATCGTAAATCAATCCATCAATATCTTGGCCCATGATTTCAACATGTTGCTTGTCAGTAAGACCTTCTGCCACAGCATAGCACCGCGTACCGTTTAGGTTGTGTACTTCAGCAAATTCATTTGAATTGATAAACACCTTTTCAATATCATTTTGCACAAAGTCTTTAAATCCCATATCTATTCACCTAAGAAATCGATAAGTTGTTCACGAGTAGCGTCTTCTGGAACTTCTAAATGTTCAGCTTCAACCATTGCGCGAAGAGCAGCATCAGATAAAAGCCCCAAATTAATATCCGCATCACATGCAAGAATATCTGCAATCATGCTTGCCTTTGTTGCTTTACTAGCAAATTCTAACCCGATAGACTTTCCATAGTTGGAAATGTCTTCATTTGTCATAACCGCAAGTGCTACTGCAAATGAATCATCTTCGCCGCCTTTACTATTATCACCGCTAACTACAACCACAGCGCCTAATTCAATTAGGCGCTGTTCTTCTTCTGCAGTTAAATCGGAGATAATCTCACCAGGATTATATACATAATCTCCAGTATTGATTGTGTGCTTAGCTTGTACTGGCATAAGTCTTACCTCCTTTAGTTTAGTTTAGTTTAGATTACAATACGTCCGCTACGAAGTAAGAATCTACATCGAATGGAACATAAATAGGACGAGATTGCAATTCTAAGAATGCTGCATCTGGATCACGCGTAACCAATCGACGCATTACGTATTCGCCTTCATAAGTTACGAAGTCCATGCCCTCACCAGGAATGATTGTATTCGCACCATATAGTTTAGTGAATTTGGCCATATCAGAAGCTACCAACAATTTACCTGCAGGTACCATTTCCTTTTCTTGTCCATCAGTTGGGTCTACATAGTAGTTATCATATGTAAATACATTGCATTGAATTTGACCACCCATGAAACCAACATAAGTCGCGCCTTCTGCCATTTGTTCAAATTGTAAAAGACCCATTTCTGTACGACGATTATCAAACAACGCTAAGATTTTTTTATCAGAAATCATTACTTCTAGTGTTTCAGAGTTCATGACCAAGGTATTCGGATTAAAGCCAGATGCTTTTAAGCATTTCTTTTTCCATTTAATAATGTTGGCCACGATTTCTGCTGCAGATTGTCCCCAACGTGCATTGCCGGATAATGTTTCTTTATTCGTGAAGTTAAAGTCTACTACGTCATCAATGCCTTCGCCCTTAATGTGCGCTTGGCCATTGAATAATACGTCTGCCGCCATAACTTCTTGGGAGCGCACCAAATTGTCTTTCAACTCTTGTGTATCTTGTGCCAAAAGTTGAATTGCACGTTCCTCTGGAGATACTGTACCAGCGAAAGGCTGTTCACCGGCTAAACGAACCTTGATATCATTTTCAGTGATAGCTCGTTTTTCTTTCTTTTGAGCCGGTTTATAAGTAGTTGTAGTTACACCTGTGCGTTGGGATAATGGTGCAGTAGAATTTGGTGCTACCCAAGGTGTAATAGTGCGGCGACCTTTTACAATGTCAAAAGAAACCGTTTCAGATAAGAATGTTTTTGTGTCTTTGAAGAATAGATCTTTCAAAAAGGATGGCACATCGGGAGTACGACGAACCACCGCAGCAAGTGTTTGAGGTGTGTAAATATTATCCATGTGTCCTCCTTATTAACGGAAATAAATATTGCGAGCTTCAGCTTTAGCTGTGAAGTCTTCCGCTTTTTTACCAGATTTAAATACTAAATTAGCTGTGGCGAATTCACCAGTTACTGCGATTTCTGCCACTACATCACCTTTTGTAGCGTCAACATCAGCTAACACCACGCCGTACACATCTGTATCGGCACGTTTAGCTTTTTTAGATGCAGCTTCAATTTCTAATACTGTACCTGCTTTAATTACAGCAGTATCTTGACCAATTGTTACCTTTTTAGTAACGACTGGCATTTGTGTGCCAGCGATTAGAGATTTGTACTCTAACTTTTGTTCTTCCACGTATGGCATATGTTCTGCCCTCCTTATTTTTTAACGCGTGCTTTCATAACACGGTCCACGATTTTTATTGTTTTGTCGGCTTCATCGATATCTTCATCCAACACTTGACCAGGGACAGTGTTAACTTTATTAGATGCGTTAATTGCATCTTGAATCATTTGTTGAAATTGATTTGTTTGTTCAGTTTGTTCAGCTGGTTCAGGCTGTGGTATATTGAGTAATTCAACAGCTACATCTTGAACCGTAGCGTATGTTTCATATTTAGCGCGATTAATTACTTCTGCGCGTGCTTCGTTATTAATACCATCAAGGGCTTGTAAGCGCGCACGTTCAGCAGCAACGCCGGCATTAAATACTTCATCATATACTTCCGCATAATCTGTACGTAACAATTCAGCAGTTACTTCCATTGGTTCTTCTCCTTTCTCTTCATATTTATCAACAGGCAATCCTTTGAGTACGTCCATACTCATTGGCAAACCATTGACAATTAAGTCAGTGCCTTTACGGCAAGCAACCATTCGTAAAGACTCGTCAACACTTGTACAGAAGCCCTTTTCTAATGCTTCCCTTGCTGTTAACCAAGTTTCTTCATCCATCATGGCTGCGATTTCTTCACGAGTTAACCCAGTGCGGGCCTCGTAAATATCGATAAGGTTTTCTTTAGTTTTGCGTAACGATTCGGCGGCTTTTTCAAAATCAGCTGCTTCCCCAAATACATAAGCGCTCGGATTATGAATCATCATTTCACTACCTAACGCCATATGAATTTCATCACCCACCATCGAAATAATAGAAGCAATAGATGCCGCCAAACCTTCGATGATAACGGATTTTTTATTTGGTAATGCGCGTAATCGATTATAAAGTGTAACGCCGGCTGACACTTCGCCGCCTACAGAGTTAACATGTAATACAATGTTCTGAGATGGATCTAATCTTTTAAGTCGATCTATCACTTCAGAAACGCTAGTGTCTTCACCAAAGTAATCTTTTCCGTTCAGCACTACACCGTAAATGTCAATATCAATTGTCTCCGCTTCTTGAATCTGATCCAGCGGAGTTCGAATTTTGAACTGAAATTTGTTGTCCTTGTTCATGCAACAATCCTCCTTCATCCATAGATTGGTGTTCACGAATACGTTGTGGTAAGATTTCATTTTCATAATCCATGCCTGTGAGCTCTGCGGCTTCTTTAGCACGAGTACTAAATGCATTCTTAACACGAATTTCTGCTGCAGTAGCTTCCTTCTCTGGGTCCAATTGACCTTGTGAAGGCCCATACCACTCAGCGCCTAACCACGCCTCTCGAATAATTGGGTCATCGAAAAAGCCTGGCGCTTCAATGCGACCTAACAGAATAGCCATTGTTAGCCACTCTTCGTAAATAGGATTGCAAAATTGAGTAATAAATTCGGAACGTTGCATTTCAACAGATTTCCAGTACTCAAGTAACGCCGCTCTTGATGCGGAGTAACTTTGTCCAAAGTGCTTAACAAGAATTTCATACGGAATTTCAAGTGCAGCACCAACATGACTAATGAGAGATGATGTAAAGTCTGCAAAGCTCGTTGGGATTGGTGTTTTTTCCGCAACACTAACCTTTTCACCAGGTGCTAATACATTGACCGTGCCATTGCCTAATTCGATTGTTTCATCGTTTTCTGAATCGACTTGATCCTCCTCATCGATACCGGTCCCAAACGCCATATCATCTGGGGACTCTGATTCAATAAAGATTGCCATCAATGCGTTAACTAATACCTTCATAACCTCCGCATCATTGTACCGGCTAAGAACTTTCAAATCCTCAATTACTGGAGATAGTATTGGAATACCTCGCAACTGTCCACTACGCTCAATCGTCATAACCTGAATGATATTCCGCCGTCCTGTTTGTGTGCCGTACTTCGGAATATATATGTAATCATGATCATCGTTAAAGCCGTTATACAGTTTATTCAGTACATAAAAGCCGATCGCAGCACCATATTTATTGAACTTAACGCCGTGAATTACGTCGTTATTCTCATCTTCTTCTCGTCCTATATACTTAGGTGGAGAAGCAACAAGAATCGATTCAACAATCTGTAACCGCAAAGGGTACGGGGTCTTATCCACTCGATTGATTAATAGCGGTAAATTTACAAATGCATCGCCGTATAAGAGCTTTTCATAGTATGCTAACGCCTGAATTCCGTAAAAGTCAGTTTGTTCTCTTGCGTCACAATGTTTCGCCCACATAGCGAATTCACGTTCAGTCTTACGTTCCCATGCATTCTTTTCGTCAAACGTTAGCCCTAATTCCTCAAAGCGGATATTGGCTTTAAAACGTAGGCCAGGACCAATGACGTTAGTCTTATTGGTTTTTAACGCGCCCGCGGCAATAGGCGTACCTTGCTGAAGGTCTACCGACCTTGCCCGTAGCATTCTAAAATTGGCATCGATATCATGCCTTGCGTCTTGAGAGTTAACTAGATATCCTTTAGCGCTAGATTTAAAGCTATTTGCACCATGATTAGAATAACCGGAGTTTGTTTTGTTTCCAGAATATTGCGTAGATTTAGATCTGCCTGCTGCAGTTTTCATAATCTGCTTAGTACGTTTACTCATATATCGCGCGGAATGACACGGTATGCACGACGTCGAGGTCTATTTTCAAGTCTTGCTACCTCATTACGCCAAAAGTTGATACGGTCTTTTACCTCTTGCACATTGGCACGAGTTAACCGACGATTACCAATGGTGTACTCTTTACCGGTCGCTAGTGCTAAATCAGCATCCAGCCAAGCCTGTAAATGCTCCTTCGCCTCATATATTGTCCATTCTGCCATCCTTTCACCTCCTTTCACGCATTAAAAAAGCGCCCAAACTGAGCGCTTAGACTTGTGCCATGCATAGATTGGAACATCATGCTTATTAAAGCCTGCGTTTCCACATCCGTGTGGCACAATATCTCCATGTGTTTGATATCATGAGCCGATATATTTAGGCCTTGCCTATATTTATATAAAAATTCGGGCATTGCCTTTTCTATTATCAAATATAAATAATAGGGAATTACGTTTCGTGGTTGAACCACTACATATTTAGCATCAACTTGTTGCGCTTCTTTTAGATATAGCAATTCACCTTTACTAGCAGATACTTGTAAGCAAATGCAGCCTTCTGGATATATTTGATTCTTCTTCGGTCGCCCTAGTATATCAGCAACTCCCGTAATTTTAATTCTCTTGTAATTTTTTAACATTACACAAACATCTTTTGAAGTAAATACTTTTTAATATCTTCTATTTTTTTTATCACGGCTTCTTGTTCCTCAACTGTACACGCGCTATCAGACGATACCAATATACACACAGGTATACTTGTATTTGTAAACAGATTAGAAGGTAGTCCTATTACCGCATCAAGTAAATTATCCTCAATCAGCTTACGTCGTATATCGCCCTCTGCCTGTCCTCTGAAAAGTACACCGTGCGGCAGGATAAAGACAGCTGTGCCAGAAGCATTTAACGAATAAAGCCCGTCAAGTATAAAGGCAAAATCGGCTTTACTCTTTGGGGCTAACTTATAGCCTTCAAAGCGTTCATCCATTTGTGGAATCCAAGATTGACTATATGGCGGATTGCTAATCAGGGTGTCATATTTTTTACTCTCTAGCATATCCACTTTAGATACTTGGCCAAAGCCAGATACCGCGGATTCTACTTTATAGTATGCGTGTTCCTCACCTGTAAGAACGTTCTTTTCTACTACTTCCGCATTGATATTAGCCATTAACAGATTAAGCAGCATAAAAGCTATCGCATTTTTTGAATACTCTTCAAGCCTTAGTGTCACTGTATTATCTGCCTTAAATTTGGCTAGGGACAGTCCGCCAATTCCTGCGCACACGTCGCGAACATCACCACCGGAGGTAATACCACCGATTATATCTAGCACGCATTGTGGCGTGTAATCTTGCATATAGTTTTTTCTATCTGCACTATGTTCTTCGAATTCAGCAAGTAAGGCCTCATACGAATAGTAAGGCTTTATCGACTTTAAAAGCTCCGAACATGTATTCGAATCTAGCAACGCCTTTGTTAGAGCGGTAGGTATTTCGTGTACTTCACGAATATTTAATTCTTCCATAATCCTTTGTAGGATTGTCATAATCGTATCCCCCCTCCTCTAACACGTCGTCTCGTTTGTTTCTTAGATGCATCGCCAGCTTTCACCACACGCGTCGTATTCTGATACGGCGTATACTCTTCCTTACAATTCCGAGCCTCTAATGCATCGAAGTTCGGATTCATAATAGCGATAGCAGCTTGATTGTAGTTTCTAATATCAAATGGTTCATTTCTTTTACGCCCCGGGCGTAATACCCATTGCTCTTTGAAATGCCCATTAACTAATTTAGATACTTTCATTTCTGCCAATAATCCCTCAAAGTATTTCTTTCCGTATCCCTTTTCGTGATCTTTCGGGAAGTGGCAATACCTTGGTTGACCTTTTTCTTGGTTTAAATCGCTATAAATTTGTTCCTTACCAGTATCTACACCAAGCTTAAAGAGCTTAGTCTTGTACTTTTTCAACCTAGTAGGCAAGCCGTCAATCAAATCTTTACCGGCGCCACCTACCCCCTTAATAGGGTAAACGCGCTTATGCCATCTGGTTGAGCAGTACTTATATACTGACTGAGTCTTACTACCACCTGAGTCGATGCACGTAACCGATACACCACGTTTTCTGCCATCAGCATAAGACCATGTACGATTTAATATAATGTCGTCTAATTCTTTCCATACTGCATCGTAAGCAGGGTCTCCATATAGTCTGAAGTATTGTATGCCCCAGCTCTCATAGTCTTTCCCCCAACCTACAATTTCGCATTCCAAGCGATCGTCCTGCGTATCGACGCCACAGGTTAAGAGTAGTACACCGTCTGGTAGCTCCGCTCCGTAGTCCTCTCTACGTTCATAGAGTTCTTCAGACTGTAGTGTTTCGGTATCCTCTTCATAAGGAATGCCCATTTCTGTATTAAAGAACGTCTTAACACCTGCTGTACCAAGTTTCGTTGCGGCCTCGTATTTCTCCTGGAGTTTACCCCAAGAGGCCCAAGGTGAACCAAAAGCATTCATATGAAAGCTACGACAATTATACTTTTTCAAATTCTCCGGAGCTTCAGCGATCCATTTGCCTTCACGATAAAGCTTCTTCCACTCAAACTCTTCTGATAGTGTTCCACAATGGTCACAAGCCAAGTAGTACTTGCCTGTATCTTCATCGGCGTGGAATTTATCCCAAGACGGATACACATACTCACCACACGCGGGGCACTTAATATGCCAGACCTCTTGCGTGCCTCCAAGATATAATTTTTCTACTCGGCTGGTACCTTTGGCCAAAGGAGTGGATGCGTACACGTGCTTTCGGTTGTAGAACGTATTAGTACGCTTTTCCGCTAGGCTCAAGGGGTCGCCCTCCGTGCCGGCTGATGCGGGGTAGCGGTCAATTTCGTCCGCCAATAATACACGAATTGGCCTAGATGCCAAATCGGCTGGAGCATTTGCACCTACTAATGTGAGATACCCGCCAGGAAATGTCTTATTCAATACCGTATTGCCACTGTCCCGAGATTTTACATCGGCCATTTTATCGTTAAGCACTTTCGTGTCACGAATAAAGGGAGCAATACGAGTTTTCGAAAATTCCTTTGCTATATCTTTTGTTGGCTGCATGAACATAATCGGTGAAGGGAAGTAGTCAATAAAATAACCCAACACATTTTTAATGAGCTGGGTTTTACCAATTTGCGAGCCGGTCATATACACTACTTTTTCAACGTCAGGGTCGCTTACCGCATCAAGCATTTCCTTTTGATAGGGGGCTCTATCGGTGGAATACTTCCCTGGTTCGGCGCTGTCCTCTGTGGAAAGCACCACGTTAGCATTCGCCCATTCAGAGGCAGTAAACTTTGGTGGTGGTTTTAGTACACTTGCTATCCCTTTAAATAAGTTGCACGTGTGTTTCACTCACTTTCACCTGCCTCGTCTTCGTCCACAACGATATCATCGGACTCATCGTGGAACATGTTTGGATCGTATTCAGACAATTCAGTTAAACACTCGTTCACCTCATCAAGAAGTGTATCTTGAATAGCTAACAGGTTTGTTTCTCCTAATACTTTAGGTGCTGCTTTCAACGGTAACGCCTGGAGCTTACTTTTAAAGTTATTCAGCATTCTATTCATTACGGATTTTACTGTGTCAGAACGATGTAATTCGCCATTCATAATCTTCAGTTTGTTTTCTTCGATCATCCGTTTAGTCCGAGTTAACAAAGTTCGTTCTGCGTCATATCCTCCCTCGCGAGCTTTTTTTTCGAGTTTGCTTTCTCCGGTTTTATACGAAACAAATGCTTGTACTGTCTTCGCAATATCATACTGTCCGCGTCTTTCTTTTTTGAAGATACCATCCTCCGTCAACTGCTGGACTCGCCGAGAACTGATTCCAAGTACTTTTGCCACAATTTTAGATGATACCAATTCGTCAACTATTGATACGTTCGTCACAGTCTCGCCTCCTCTCAAAAATTGACCGATTTTGAAGCCGAACAGCAGTTCGGAAAAATGACTAACTAGCGATTTCGCGGGGTTCGGATGACCCACGCAAAATATTTTTCATTTGGAGTACCTTAAGGGCCCCAGGTATGCGCGAGTATCTAACCCCCATACATGCCCCCACTCCAGTGTTGTTTACGTGAATGTCTCATTACATTTCTTGCAAAACTCTTAGATTTACAATTACCTTTACCACCAAGAACAATAGTATTGGCAGTACATTTATTGCGTTTGTTATTTAAGCAGTCTTTAACGTGACAAATAATTTCTGCCATACTATTTTCTCCTTTCTGTTAGTAGTTAAAGCACAAGTAAATGTTTATAGATTGGATTAATGCAGGCTTAATCAATATCATCATGGGGAAGTTGTTATAGTTAAGTACATAGGTTTTATTGTTGGTTGTGTAGATTAAGTGTGTTCTTATGTGAGGATAACATCTATGAAACGTCGTGATTTTTTACAGCCCCGAAATAATATGGAAGGATTATGTTTGCCTAACACGTAGGCACTCCCCCCTATGATGATATTGATTAAACCTGCATAACGTAAAAGGACGCCAAATATATCTGGCGTCCTTTTCTTGTTCATTTCCTGTGAAGTTTCCTAACTTTCACACTTACAGTATACCACATGTCGATGTACTGTTTTGTATCGTTTTGTACTGTTCACGCTTTTTCAATCTGGTCCTTATCTGCCCTACCTCTGCCAATGCCCTGTCATGTAGCTCACCGCGTACTCGTGCTTCACTGTAGTATAAAATTTGTGCCAATTCTTTCCAACTTCGGCCTTGTACATATCGCTCTGTCAAGAGAACTGCCAGCTCATTTGGCCTTACCTGACTAATCACCCAACGAACTTCGGCCTTAATATTTTTGAGTCGCTCAATCTCTCTTCGTTGCTGTTCAACACATTGCTCAATACCTACCACGATATTGGATAAGTCGCTACAACTGCCTCCAGATATCCTATCCTTGCTATAATCGGTAGCTGACAGAGTATCCGCTTTGCGTTCTATTTGTGCTTCGATATCGCGATTGATGGAGTCAATCCTATCATCAATTCGTAATATCTGAAGCATGTACTCTTTATCAGTCATTCACAAGTCCCCTTATTTCCACCACCATTAATTACTAACTCCTTTCTCAAGTGTACGGATATACCGATTGAGATACCATTGTGCTTTTTTTTAGGTCCTCTATTTTATCACCTTTGAACCCAGCACGCGCTATGTACTTCACTACATTCCCTAAATGGTATGGTAGTTGTTGATCTTCGATGAAGTCGATTACTTCGATATTACCACGTGTGTAATGTGAAGGGTGATTAACAACATCGTGTTCGATATTAGATAACTTAGCCGGTGTCACTACCTTTTCCTCCTTAATTGTCGCCTTGTTTGTAGCTGGCTTAGCTTCCAGATGTTTAGTAATCGTAGCTATAATTTCCTGCTTGGCCACTTCTTCTTTTTGTAATTCATGGCTAGCCTTCTTAAGCTTTTCTACTTTAGATTTTTTGGCGTGTTTAACTGCACATTCTGGGCAATATTTTGGCGGCCGCCTAGGTCTGCTTGCGGGTACTGAAAATTTAATACCACAGCCTTCACACTCTGTAGTTTTAAGGTCCTGTTTTACTTTCAACGTAGGAGGTGTCATAACCTTCATACAATCAGGACAGTACTTTTCGTCCTTAACTAAGGTATACTTCTCGCCGCATCTGCTGCATTTTCTTTGCATAGTTCTACTCCTTATACAATTTTTTACGATATTTGATAGCTTCAAGTAAGGCATCTTGTCCTACTTCTTTACGTTCTAACGCTCTCATGACTTGCTCATCCATAGTCCCTTTTGTTACTAGATGATGGATAATCACAGGTTGTGTTTGCCCTTGCCTATGAAGTCTCGCATTAGCTTGTTGGTATTGTTCAAGACTCCAAGTTAGTCCGTACCACACTATGATGTTTCCACCTGCTTGAAGATTTAATCCGTATCCTGCCGATGCAGGATGTGCTAATAACATTTGGATATTGCCTTTATTCCACTCGGCTACATCGTCATCGGTTTTTAACTCTACCGCTTTAGGAAAGGCTTCCTTGATCGCTTGCAGGTCATGTTTGAAGTTGTAGAATACTAATATCGGTTTTCCTTCGTTGGTATCTACTAATTCTTTTAACCGCTCGACCTTCTCATTATGGACAATAATAGTTTCGCCATCGTCTGAATAGATTGACCCATTGGCCAGTTGTAATAACTTACCTGCTAGGGCCGCCGCATTCAGGGCACTTACATCGTCATCATCAACTAAGCTAAGTACGTGATCACGTTCCATTTGTTTATAAAGTTCCCATTCTTTAGGACTCATTTCTACCGTGATGACATTCTCGATACGTTCAGGAAGTCTTAGGTAGTCTTTAGCTTTTAAGCTCATACAAATATCTTGCATCTTATAGAATATCGCTTTATCGCCACCTGGTAGTAGTCGATAGCTGTACACGATATGTCCATTTGTCTTATCCGGTGTAAAATATCGTAATCGATACTCGGTAAGGGTTTTACCTAGTCTTTTACCTCCATCTAACAAATACATCTGCGCCCATACATCCATTAACGTATTCGGTGCAGGCGTACCGGTTAGAATGACTACTCGTTTAAAGAAAGGTCTCATTTTACGCATCGCCTTAAATCGTTTAGCCTGTGGATTCTTAAACGATGAACTCTCGTCGATAACAAGCATGTCAAACGGAAATGGCTTCTTAGGTTTTTCAAAATAGTAGTCATACAACCATTGCACATTCTCACGGTTCATAACGTAGATATCAGAATCGCTTTCAAGGGCTTTGATACGGTCCTTTTCTGGGCCTAACACCGATGCTATTGTAAGATGGCTTGTCTCACTCCATTTTTGGGTCTCCTGGGCCCAGGTAGACTCTGCTACCTTCTTAGGTGCTATAAGCAGTACTTTCTTAATGTCGAAGTAGTCATACATTAACTGCTCGATTGCAATAAGTGTAGATACGATCTTGCCTAAACCCATATCCAATAACAATCCATAATGGGTATTGTCAATGATTCGTTGTATGGCTATTTCTTGGTATTCGTGTGGATGAAAGTTCATGAATTACCCTTTCCATATCATCAACAAATAACTTAGCTTCTATCATTCCTGTAATCACAAATACTAACGCGCCTTGCTTACGTAATCTAGCAACTTGTATTCTTTGATTAGCCATTAATACCCCTTTTTGGGCTTTGAGTTCTACAAATATGACACTGCCACCAGGGAGTACTACTATTCGATCTGGCACACCATCATTTCCAGGTGATACGAACTTCATATATATGCAACCCAATTTTTTGAGTTGAATTCCTAACCAACGTTCGATATCCTTTTCGATTATTCTCACCTCGTTCTCAATAAAATAATCGGCAACACGTCCGAACCTATATGAATACTGGCTTCATCGGGGTTATGTTGCCGATATTGCCGTTTTTTTTCGTAAACATATATATACGCGTATTCGTGTTTTTTACGTGTATGTGTATGCACACCATTATTCATATATTTATTATTTTTTATTAATAGTAAATAATTGGCAACATAGGCAACAAATTGTATTTAACTTAGCCTATATCTGTGCTTTTCGTGTTGCCAATTTTGTTGCCACACGTGTTGCCGTTGCCGATTATTTACTTCATATCAAAATTCATCGATGTATAGAGTTGTATAAAAATTATTTCGATTTTTTTTGATATTATAAAAATAGCTAATCGGCAACAAAAATCGGCAACACTAATTTTTGCGATTTTTGGCTACCGTTTTGGCCGTATTTTGGAGAGTGCTATTATCCCTAATAAACGCTCTTTGCACACCGTACAATTTCCCAAATCGCATCTTTCCTACACTTTTAGAATAGGGGTTCCAGCCTTTGATAGATTGTAATATATCAATGATTTCTCTAGCCTTTGCGTTCTGCAGGTTCTTCCTGTCCCCCTCCATCACTTCACACCATATCTCAAGGGCACACACCCGCTCCCGCTGCACTGAACCACAATGATCGTCATCGCCGTAATTTCTGATATAATCGCGTCTATCAAAGATATCAAGCGACTCCCAGTTTTCAGGTAATAACATATCAAGGTATCCTTCAATGAAACCCACGAGTTCGCCACCTTCTGTGTGTGATAATTGAATTCTAAGGGCTTCTTCTTCAAGTTCTCCTTCAAGGACTAAAGATTCTCCCTCTGACCAGTAGTAATAGGCTTCTGCCCACAATTGGTCAATCTCCTCTTTAGATAGCTCCCAGGCGTTCTTAATTTTACGTTCTTTGTCGCCTGTTACTGGCCAGAATCGGCGGTTACCGGTGCGGTCCTTAAGGAACATAAGATTATTAGTAGAACCTGCGAATACACACTGGCGAGGGTATTCTTCGGTGCGTCTCCCATAAGGAGAGCGGAAGCGGTCAGAGGTACGGCTGATAAAGGCCTTAACAATTTCGTTGTCGTTCTTATAGGTCGGTGCGAGTTCGGCGAGTTCATTAATCCAGGAACCCTGGATTTGTTCTAGGGCGTCTTTGGTTTTGATATCAACGAGTGAGTTATTGAACCACTTACGACCTAATCGCTCTAAGATTAATGATTTACCGAGACCTTGCGAGCCGTATAATACAATTGCAGTATCGAACTTAACACCGGGACTCATAACGCGTGCTACAGCACCGCACATCCATTTACGTGTAACAGCTCTAATATACTCGGTATCTTCAGCACCGATGTAGTCAATAAAGAGAGTATCGACTCTTGGCGTACTGTCCCAGGTTAGACCTGTTAAGTATTCACGTACAGGATGGAATTTGTTATCTTGTGTTACTTCCTGCAGGGCATCGTCGATAATGCCTTTACCCTTGATCAAGTATTTCGTAGCAAAGTAATTCCGCAAGCACGCATCGTCTGTATCGGTCCAGTAAGGAGTTTCGTCCTTACCACGCCATGGCAAGTCGTCAGTAACTACTAACCGGTGTGCAAATTCGTCAAGGCGGATACGTCCTCTTAATGCGGGGTCGTATTTAAGAACTACTAAGCAGTTGAATACGTCAGACTCTGGTGTACCTCGACGGTCACGTTTGAGCTTTTCGAGGAAGTCCTCCTCGTCTTCCGTGATGTCCTCGAAGTCCATATCGGCCATGCGTTCCTTGTCGAGCAAGATAGGAGCCGCGCCGTCATCATTAACAAAATCAAGCATTGCTTTGTAACTTGGTAAATCCGTTACTTTGGTAGCAGGATCCGCGTCAGTATCTTCAGCACCAAATAAGTGAATTCGAACAAGGTCAAACGCATTAACGAGCTTACCGCTGATAGGGTCAGTCGCATGGTTGGAGTAAGCAAATGTGTCATTATCGTAAATGACAAGACCTGCTACTGAACTGCCTCCGGTATACGTATATCGGTCCTCTTGCTGCGTCGGCTCATAGACTTCAGGAAGAAACTTATGAATAGCTTCTGTGATACTGTAGCACCTACAAAAAGCACCTAGTAACCCTTTTTTCTCCAAAGGGTTACCTTGCTTTTTGGCCGCATCAAGGCGAATCTGTGACTCCTTACTTGATGTTGACCAAAGGCTCGTATCACGCCAGTCTCTGTAGGTATTGAGATATTGATCAACAGAAACTAAGTCACCTTCACTATGCTGATATGCATATTCCACATCTTTTGGACAACTTGGCCAGTACATAAGACGCTCTGCCTGGTGCGTCGATGGGTCAAAGGAGTCAATGCCGATATCATCGGCGATACGTCTTGATACAGCTTGGTACTCATCAGGAGTCATCGCTCTATCGGCAGGAATAATGATACGATAGCGAGGATTATCGGTAGTATGGCTATGCGTACTGTATAGCACGTACTCCATACCGCCTAATTCCATATCTAGGTCTAATAGAAAGTCCTCACTAGGATTATCCGCATCAAGAGTAATCAAGTACCGCTCCTTAACGGCACCTCTAACCCGTCTACCATTTTTAGGGATATAGCCACCTACAAAACCGCCGACGTCTTTCTTTTGGCCTTTCTCGGCTTTAGACATCTTGGCGTATTCAGCAGCCGTTTCATTTGTTACAGTAGGCTTAGCCAACTTATTGGCCAAAGCACTCCAAGTCATTTTCTGAGACTTCCAGCTACGGGCGGAGCGACTTTTGCCCGTAGCTATTATGATATTTGTATCCATGTTACATCGCTCCTCCCTTCGCAAAATGAATATCCCCTAAATATTTAGGTACTTGTAATCTATGCTTTTTAACCCATTGGCATACAGCGTAATTAATGTTGTGATTATCTCGTACACCTCTGTTGTTTTTTAGCTTAGCCTGGTGTATTACTGTAAATGCTTCAGAGGTATCCGTAGGATTCACCTCAATACACGCTACAGGACGGCTGTTTTCAAATACACCAACAATAGCACATTTTTGCTCTTTAACTTTTTCTACATAAGTACCCACACAATTATTGAGTTGAACGCCTAGTCGAATTATGTCGTGTGTTGTTTTAACCACAGTAAAATCTAGACCACCAACGGAGTCTATTAATTTTTTATGTAACATACTGCGTTGTACTGGGACATTTTCTGCTTTTTCAAATTTAGATATACACACAATCTCGTCATGCAGATCCTTAATTTGAATACGCCTTGCCCAAATCTCCTTTTTCCTAGCTCTTGATAACCGGTTATACATATCTGCAGTATCTTTTACTTCCGAATAGGAGTCAGCGTTTTTTAAGAACAACAGGACTCGACGCTCACCATATTGGTGACGCATAAGCTTAAGAAAATCAGTAACAGTAAGCAAAGCTTGCCCATCATTCCATATCGGCCAGGATTGGATATACCCGGTTTTCCCACCTTCCTCTGCCACAAGGTCCGTGAATGCTTTTTGATAATCCATGCTTTTGAATACCTTACTGGCTGTTTGGATCACCTTGATATAAAAGAAAGGACGGATAGTTAGTAATTTTCTAACCCAGCGTTTATCCGGTACTTTATAAAGCTGTATAAGTGCTTTGATAAAAGGAACCCCGGCGCTAGTTAACTCAGTAATAGCTGAAGTACTTGTTGATGCAGATCCGAAAGGCCTGAAGTAGGCGTCGTGGTCTCTAACTAATGTGTCATTTAATGCAGGCGCGTCCGGTGCGTGCATTTTCCACACTAAATTATGGAGTAAGTTATCAAGTGCACCATATTTGGCCGATAGTAGCACACCTTGTCTGATTGGTTTAACTTGATACCCAACTCGTTTTGACAACTTAGCGAAGTAAGCTTGTTTTAGCACTTTAGCAAAAGTTTGTAGCTCCTTTTTATATTGCGATAACCGGCAATTTGGAGTTGCAACTAGCCAATATAGAGGTAATGATTTTGAGTAAAACACCGATATGTTAGGCTCAATTTCTGATACTATATCGGCGCGAGTACGCTTCTTTTGAACTAAGAACACTTTTCCTTGCTTGAAATCGAAGCGCAATATATCGATAAGATGTGGCTTGTACCCAGGGTAGATAGATTGTGTGTCGTTATCGACATAGACTGTGTGGTAGTTGAATTTAACATCGAGGATTTTCCCCCGATCAATAACCGATAGTTCTATATCTAGTGGAACATTTGCAGTACCGGAAGCATCAGCTACGCAATCGCCGTCGACGCCTCTAGTACGGATTAATTCTCCGCATTGTGGGCAATAGAACTCATTTGATATATAAGGGTCTACTATTCTACCCATACCGGAAGATACTGAGGGCCACAAGCAGGCAAATGATTGACCGCAATCTACGTGATAATGTACAGCAGGTGACCAAGAGTTCACTTGCTTGCGCCGTACTAGGTCATACAGCTTGGCAACTGATAAACTAAATAATACCTTCATAAGGCGCTATCCTTTCATCTATAATAAATCGTCTAAATCATCATCTTCTGCAGGTGCTTCGTCAACTACTGTGGCTTCTTCAACCGGGAGAACCTCCTCTACAGGTTCTTCTTTTTTCTTGGCCACGCGTTTACGTTTTGGCTTTTCTTCAGTAGTAGCCTGTTCTTCTACTTTATGAGTATCTTCTACTTTTGTAGGTTCTGTTTTCTTACCATTTAATATCTTAAGACCTAAATCACAAGCAGCAATACAGCCCTCGCAGTATGCCATAGCGGAGTCTTTGCGCTCACTTGCAGGAGCTTCTTTTACGAGCTCATATAAACCGTCAATCGCTTCGCGTTGTTGTTGAATTTGTTGTTTTGAGAGTTTCATAAGAATTATCCTCCTAATCCTTCATATAGTAAGGGTTTTCAAACCCTGCTGCATTTAATATAAGGCCCTCGTTCCAGGACTCGGGCTCACACATAATATCGATTACTTCATCTAAACTGCCTTCGCCTATTGGCGCTTCGATAACCACTTCGTCATGGACATGGGCAACAATCTTATATCCGGCTTTTGCAAGTCTTAGCATTGATGCAGCCAAGCAATCTCTTGCAACGGCTTGCACAATGTTTTCGACGAGCTTACCTCCGTAGGTTTCAACTCTGCCCCAAGTGTTCTTGACCTGATCCATACCGTCATATTCAATCGACTCACTACCGAACCGATTAAGCCCTAATCGAGGTCTTGCATAGGCAAGTCTACGTCCGGACGGTAATTCGATGAACATAAATCCTTTCGCTTTAAAGAATTTAATATTGCCTTGTCTGATTCGTACCGGTTCGCCGGTTTTAACAACTTTCTTGGCTGCGCTGTCTGCATCTTTCCAAAATCTCGTAATTCGCGGACTAGCTTGGCGCCAAGCTTCAATAATACCAGGCAATTCCTCTTCAGGGATTTCACCTTTTGTATCCATCGATTTCATAGCTCCCACACCTCCTCCGTAGCCGAGTGCGAGTTCTGCTACCTTTCCCTTTTGCCTAAGGTGACCGTTAACACCGTGCTTCTCAACCGGTACGTGGAACATGCTTGATGCGGATGCACAGTATATGTCGCCACCTTGGGCGAATACATCTTGCCGCCACGTCTCGTGAGCAAGCCAAGCGATGACACGAGCTTCAATAGCGCTGAAGTCGGCTACAATAAATCTGTGCCCCTCTTCTGCTACTAAAGCGGTACGAATGAGCTGCTTGATCACGTCCCCAGGATTTCCATAGAGTAGGTCTAACATTTCTACGTCTCTACTTTTAAGGACTTCCCGAGCCGTGTCTAAATCTTCCAGGTAATTACGAGGTAGGTTCTGCAGTTGTACTACACGTCCCGCCCATCGTCCGCTACGCATTGCCCCGTAGAACTGGAGCATACCGTGGATACGGCCATCCGAGCATACGGCGTTTTTCATAGCCGAGTATTTTTTGATAGAGGAGTTACCGAGCACCTGCCTATTTTGCAGTACTCTGCGTACATCAGAGGGGATATCCTGTGCTAAGAGGTTTGATACATCATCTTTACGCATAGTATCTAGATCATATCCTAGTCTTGCAGTTAGCCACTCTTTCAGTTGCATTGTACTATTGGGGTTCTCTAATCCAGTCAACAGTTTGGACGACTCAGTCGCTTCTTCTACGATTTCGTCGTTACAAGCAAGCGCTGCATCAACGAGGTCCATATCTACTTTTACACCTCTCCAGTTGATGTCTTGATCTAGCAGCCAATACTCATGTTCAATGGCAGGAGGCTTTAGTGATAATAGACGTTTACGAATTGCCTTTTCTACTACCACGTCTTGCCTGTTATACTCAATGTATTCCGCCCATTTCTCAGGTGCATCCTCTGGCATATTCCGTGTCTTAGGATTCGTCTTAGTAGGCTTACGCGGAACGGAGAAAAATTGAATCAATCGTTTACCCCGTGAATCCTTGGCTTCTCCTAATCGTAAAGCCTTGGACACATTATCGAGGCTCGCCGGTAAGCTACAGTACAAAGCAAGTACAGAGGTACATTCCCAATTTGTGTAGTCCGCATCAGGAAAGTACTTTTTAAGACATAGCATTTCGAATGCTGCGTTGAATGCAGTTTTTGTAATTTCCTTGTTATACAAAGCGTCCACCACCCTCTCGGGCAGTGGATCCTTTGTCATATCAATTACTTCGACTGGTTCATCATCAAAGCTGTAGGCAAAGAGCAGTATTTCAAATGTTGTATCGTCAACGTACCGCTGCGCTCCGAACTTTATCGGGCACTCAGAATACGTTTCCACATCAATACTAAGCTCCATAATTGCCTCCTTAGATTAAATCGTCATCATCGTCAAGGTCGCCCAAATCGTCATCGCCGAAATCATCGGCAGATACATGAACACCGCCAAGGCGTTCGCCATCTTTGATTTTGCGAATACCATTTAGACCAAACCCTACACCTTTTTTACCGTTGAAGTTGTATGCAAAAACGGAAAGTGCGACCTGCGCATATACACCGGAATAAATTTCTTCTTCGATATCAAAATCGTCCATTTTGATTTTGTCACGATTAAATACGATAGGTTGTTTATCACTATTCGCATTAATGAAGAATTTACCAGCGTATGTTTCCGGTTGGTCCGCTACAGCTTCGTCAGTATCACCGTCACGTAGGTTGAGTTTCAGATAAGCTGCTTTTCCTTCTACTTTAGCTACTGCCTTTGGATCTGCCTTAAGTTCTTCAATCGCACGTTCAAATGCTTTGATTGTCTTCTTATCTGTTTTATCAATAATGATTTGGGAACTATATTTTGCTTTACCATCATCGTTTTTACGGGGTTGCGCAATGTTCGCATAAGAGAGTCTTACGATACCAGTTGTTAATTTAGCCATTGTTACGGTCTCCTTATTTCTTAAAAGGGTCGATTTCATAATCAAACCCTATAACTGTGTTAAATAAATCTTGCATTTCATCTTCGATGTCAGACCTTTCTTCGTCCAGTTGAATCCATTTGTCGTCTTCTTCCCAAGAATATTTATCTAGGTCTACTTCATCTCGATAATATTGTTCTATTGCCTCACACTTAACCTCTACTGCGCAGTAACGTGTATGCAAGCTAGTAGCATAGGCAATAGTAATTTGGTAGAGCTCGTCGAGGTAGTGACCACGTTCGTGGAGCTCTTTGGCAATTGCTTTTACTGTTACGACGCGCATGATTACACCTCGTCGTCAAATTCATTTGCCATTGTTTCCGCGGTATTAATCGCAGGGCGTTTATCGCTTTCCGGTACCAGAGTAGGCTTGCCTTCAGGCTTGTCGATGTACGCTTCTAGATATTCAGTCACACCTTTTTTACCGAGTACCTTTTGCAGGTTAGTGATGCCTTCGAGTTCACGTGGTTTAAAGATGTCCTCTTCCTTATAACCGTTATCGAGTAATGTTTGAGCTGCAGCATCTGGATCCGTGATAGTACGTCGTGATGTACCCTCCACCAATTTATATCCAGGCCATTGCTTTTCACCTGATAGGGCTTTTTCATAAGCAAAGTCGTAAACACCTTTAATCCACTTCGTGATTAAGTCCTTCATCCCCAGGATGTCAGATACTTCACGGTCAGTGAGTAATTGATTAAGCTTGCCGCCGTCTTTGTAGAAAGCAGTAAGGCAAGTATCTGCTAATGCCCTACAGGTGTGCCGTGCTTTACAGAAATTGCAATAATCGCAAGGCGTACATTCGCCGAGCCCTTCCCAGGCACGTTGCGCGATTGGTTTAATTTCTTCGCCCCAATCGAGAAGTTCTTCAAGAGGCAATTCATCGGTAGACACGCTATCAAGTCTTGGCTGAACGATTGTCATGCGTACTGTTTTAATATCATAGAGGAATTCGTTAACGTCGTAAGCACCTAATGCGTAGAGCCTCATTTGTGTGTTTTCAACGGCGCTAACAGGAACGCCCTTACCATATTTCAGGTCAATCACTTCCAGTATGCCATCGGCTACGATGACCATATCGCCGGTACCGAAGCCTTCAGGTACCCATCTAGAAAAGTCTAGCCGTGCTTCAATCATGGCTTCCGCATCAGATGAACGGGCGCGAGCCTCGTTCACCTTTTCTTCGCAGATGTCAACATATCGGTTAACCGCTTCCACCATTTCAGCGGAGTGATCATGCTTAGGAAGTTTTTTACCTTCGAGCTTATGTCGCAGGATTGATTCTGCCAGGTCGTGGGCTATAGTACCTTCTGCAGCATAGGGCGATTGTTCATCTGGGAACATCGCTTCTAGCCTTGCTGAAGGAGTACATACGAGCCACCTGGCACTACTTGAGGCACCGAGCAAGGCGTGCTTCTTAGCCACGGCTGTTCACCCATTCCATGATTTGAACGCGCTGTTCATCGGTCGCGGATGTTACCTTTTCAGCCCCGATGCTATCTAGGAACGCCTTGAATTCTGTTTTAGCTTGCGTTTTGTCTGCAGCTTTGGCCATCACATCTTTTACAGCTTCACGAGTTTCTTCGAGGCTTGGAATGGATCGCTTTTCTCCCTTAACAGGTTCCTGCTTAACAGGGGTTTCTACTTTAGTAGCGGTCTTTGCTTTTTTAGCCTTAACTTCTTCCTTAGCTTGGTCGATAGCATCGGCTTTATCTATAGAAGAACCTACAATAGCTTTATATAGATCCTTGATTTCTTGGTTTAAATCCTTAGCTGTTTCTACGGTGATTTTTAACTCTAACATTGTTCTGTTTCCCTTCTGTGATATAATTAACGTAGAATATTATTTTTCTAATTTGAGCTTGTTGATGTTGCCGCATCATCAGGCTCATTTTTCATGCCCAAATCCTCGCATTCATCAGGAATGCAGTAGTCTCGCTTCGGACAGTTGCTGCAATTTCGCAATTTAATCACCACCTTTCAAAGCGCTTATGTCGAGATTTTCCTCCACTTCTTTCTTTTGCCAAGAATAAAAGTCTAAGCCTTGTTCTTTCAGTGCATCTGCTGCCGCTCGTCCTGTTTGTGCATTCTCGATAATTTTATATGCGTCGCATTTAGCAAAGGACAGCTCAGATAGCTGTCTCTTAAAAGGCTTAATAATTTCGCAAATTGTCTCCCAAGACTTTAATGGGTCAGAATACATATATTTACTTCTAGAAATTGCCTCGCTGGCTAAACTCCTAAGAGTTGGAATTTTATTTAGAAAACTATCACCAAACCCAGCTTGTACTATTTCTTCAGCTATAGAACGAGCTGAATTTAAGGCGTCCTCAAGGCGCTTAAAGGATTCTGTAGCGTCGACCGCTTGATTTATTGCTGCGGATTCCGCCTTATAAATTTCATCCCGTTTTTCACAATAAATGTCGAAGATAAAGTCTTTCACTTTTTGTTTACTAATATAAGGTTTTGCCATTTTCTGTCTCCTTTCAGTTGTAATAAGGATTTTTACAATAATCGCCGTGGGTCCTTACTCGTGGGATGTACGTGATATCTTCGCGGTCTTCAGCATCGACTTCCGCCATATCCTTTTTGTAACCATACATGGATATGGCCAAACCGATGAGAGCCTGCACACAGAGCTGTACATATCCTATTTGGTCAAGCTCTAAGGCCCCCATAGAGCCTGCGACCAAAAACGTGCCAATTAACATATAGCCCATTAATACTCGTCCTCCTCTTCTTCAATTCTTTCGGCCGTAATACCATCTGTGGTGACGATAATACGGATTTCCGATTCATCATAATCACACATAAAATCTTGCAACTCATATGCTGCATCCATAATATTGCTATTGATGTGATTTAAAATACGATCTGATTCGATTGCTTTTAGATGTGCAGCCATTGCTGTTTTGTTTACTGGGATAGCTTTCATAATTACGTTTCTCCTATAACATCATCATTGATAAAATAGATGCTACTGCTGCTGCAGCTAAGCTTAAATGCATTCCTGCGTCAATCCATGTCATGATTAATTCCTCCTAATGAATTCCTGCGGATTTAAACTCCGCATCAACTACATTCGCGTCCCATCCAAGCGAATGAACAAGGAACGTCCTAAACCCCTCTTTGTCAATAACAAAGCTACGGGATTTCTTGCCCGGCGACTGCCAGGCGTATGCGAACGGGAATCGGTCTCTTGCGATGCCCTCTCGGACTGCTGTCAAGCTAATTCCGAGTACAGTCGCCATTTGGGCGACCGAAATCACTTTTTTAAGCATTTACTATCCTCCTTTCATATAGCTTTTAAAATCATTCTGATTTCTTGACCAACTTGCAACCGATCTTTGAAAGTATCCTGATTACGGAAATCATCCATATAGACTTCTAGCATCTCTCGGTATATAGCAGCTTTAAAGCTTTCCGGTTTCTCCGCATCTTCTCGATATGGCTTTAAAATCGTAACCGGCTTACCGAATTCATAGTCGATAAGTCCTCTTGCCTTTAGCCGGGCTTTCATGGTTCTAATCTTACCGTTCGGCCATCCGAGTAAATTTTCCATTTCCTCATTGGTCTGCAACCCACTATCACGGTAAGCGTTATACAAAATCTCCATATCTGTCATTTGCTGCCCCTCGTTTCTTTTTAATTTGTTATAATCACCTTAGAAGGGAGGTGATTATAATGATTCTTACACCTGATCGGAAAGCTAAACTAATTTCTGAATCTGTAGACTTCTCAAAGGCCATTTTCACTGAGTACTACAGAGGTCCTCAGGAAATATCTGGCGAAGAATGCGCCGCATTTATTGAGACCATTTACAAAAAATTAGTAGAGTTAGAAATGTCTAAATAGTTTCTAATTCAACCGTGGTTTTAGATTTCTAATCTGTACATCTAGAGTAAGGGCAATATCCACTTGTTGCTCTTGCTCTATCTTTTTAACTTCCTCCACAACACTTTTAACTACCTGCATATTACTCGTGGTAACAGTCATTTGAATTTTCATAGTATCTCCTTTCTTTCAATTTCGTTACCTATTAGGTATTTCCATATGCAGATTCTGATGCGATTAAATCAGCCAACGGAATCTGATAAACTTTTGAGAACGCCTTTAAAGTTGCCACGCTAAGGCTTTTCTGTCTTTTGCCAGTCTCTAAATTTGATAAATAATTTTGAGACATAAAAAGCTTACTTGCCGCCTCAACCTGGGTGAGCCCTTTTTTATTTCTGGCATCAATCAAGTACTGTCTCATCCAATCACCTCCCTTTACATCTAAAATATCTCAATTTGTGATATTAGTATATCTCAATTTGAGATTATCGTCAACAATATATTTGAAAAATATCGCTATATGTGATATTGTGTAAGCAGGGAGACTTTTAAGGAGGAAGACTTATGAAATTAAGACAATTACGCCACATGTTAGGGCTTAGTCAACTACAGTTCGCCGAAGACTTAGGTGTTGCTCAAAATACATTAAGTAATTATGAATCTGAGAAGAGACAAATTCCTTTGGATTTGCTAAAGCGCATCGCGGAACGTTATGATGTTACTGTTGATTACCTAACAGATTCGGACTTGATAGCCGATGACCGCATCCCGGGGGCGTTAATCAATGAAAGAGTTAACTCAGGTTTATCCCTTTCGGACCTGTCAAAAATAACAAAAATCCCCAAGAAAGACCTTGAGGATTATGAGGCAGAGATAGAGCCCATTAATTTGTTTTTACTCAAAAAATTATGCGATGTATATGGTAAAAGCTTGTCCCAGTTCTATAAGGATAACGACATGTATGATGAATATATCCCGAGCGTGTTTAACGGCGATTCAGACAGATTTGAACAGTTCGAATCAGCCAGCCGTTTTGACGCAGAATCTGATGCGTTTATAGATATGGTTCACCTCAACAATTACAAATACGTACCCTCCGCAGTATCTGCAGGGGCGTTAACTAATATAGAGGGTATTAGCACCCTCCCTACCGTATCAGTCCCAGACTTCATGATGGGTCGTTACGCAGGCAATAAGAATATTATACTTATGCCGGTTAACGGTGAAAGCATGAACAACGTTATCCAAAACGGCGCTATTATCGCCGTATTAAGAGATATAGAATTACCAGATATCCATGACGGAGATATTGTAGTTATTAAGAATGGAGGGGATTATACAGTTAAAAGATTCTACAATGACAAACAGCATCAAGAATTTGTATTTAAACCTGATAGCTCGGATATGGCATTTCGGGACATCATATTTAGTTACGAGAATACAAATGACTTATACCTGATTGGTAAGGTTGTTATGTACAATGTGACTTTGTAAGAGATTAATAAGGGAGATTAATACTGTCTCTTATACACATCTCCGAGCCAACGAGACT